CCCCTTAACAAGGTGGAACATCCACTTCACTGATCAGCAACCGAATCGCTTCGGGGCCCTTCATGGGTCCTCACGCGGTAAGTATGCTACACTTGACCTCAATGAGGCAAGTGATCGCATCTCGGTGGGATTAGTTCGTCTGCTGTTTCCAGAACCCTTATTAGGGGCCCTGTTAAACAGTAGATCTCTGTCCACTGTTCTTCCGGGCGGAGAAGTTAAGAACCTGAACAAGTATGCTCCTATGGGATCAGCTTTATGCTTTCCCGTATTAGCTACTATTGTTTGGGCCCTTCTCTCTGCCGCAGAACTCGATGCAGATGCCAGAGATGGCATTCTTGTGTACGGTGATGATGTAATTGTACAGACGGCGAAAGCCGAGAGCGCAATTAAACTCCTCGAAGCATTTGGTTTAAAGATAAACCGTGCTAAGAGTTGCACCAAAGGACTCTTTCGAGAGTCATGTGGCCTAGATGCCTTTGCAGGCATCGAAGTCACACCTGTTCGTATTAGAACAGTATGGGCATCTCATCCGTCGTCGAACGTTTATGAGAGCTGGATAGCTTATGCTAACCAGTATTTTCATAGACGTTGCTACTCAACTTACGAGTATATCGTAAGCTTACTAACCCCAATATACGGGTTAATACCGGAAAAGTCCATGGCTTTGCCATGTCCTTCTCTTGAGTTTGCACCGGAGGCGTTCCGTGGCTTAAAGACTCGTTGGAATTCTAACCTTCAAAAGTTAGAGTATTCCGTTCGAGTCCCGGCCACACGGCATATTAGAAAGGAAATAGACGGTTGGAGTATGCTTCTGCGATTTTTCGCAGAAACAGCTACCGAACAGTCCCCTTTCATGCCGAATGATACACCTCGCAGACGCGGTGAACCGGATTACGACGAATATTTTCGTCGTCCGTTCTCCGTTCGTGAGTACACCAAAAGGGGTACATCTAAACTAGTTAGGAGATGGGTTTCACCAGGCGTCAGAAAGTTATTTAACTCTCTGCGCGATGATGAAGTCCGTCTTTATAATTATTTAGAGACGTGTACATAATGTACATTGTAGCCCTTTACGATGACT